GGTCCCTGCCCGTGGGCTCGCGCAGCTTCAGCTCGGAGAGCGTGTTGCCGTGCGCCTCGATCGGCTTGCTGAGGCGGACGACGGTCACGCGCCGATCTCCTTGCACTCGCGGCCATGGAAGGTGATGGATACCCCGCCATCATCGGCGCTGTAGGCCAGCTCGCCGGACTGGAAGGCCTCGGTCAGCACATAGACCGTGCCGTCCGGGATCTCCGCCGTGATGGTGGAGTTGGTGACATTCTCGAAGGCCTTGAGGCTGAGCTTCTCGTCCTTCGTCACCTTTACCGAGATGCTCGGCGCCTGTGCCGTCTCCTTGAAGCCGTGCACGCCGTCGACGCCCACCACGGGCTCCCGGATGCGGGACAGCGGGTTGATCGTCAGCTCGCCCTGGACGGAGTACTGCACGCCGTCTCGGAGCACATAGGCCGTGCCGGCCACGCGCTTCAGCGCCATGGGTCAGGTCCCCTTCGCTTCGGGTGGAGGGTCGATCAGGCGCGGAACTGCGCCAGCACGGCCAGCACGCGCAGGCCGTTCACCAGGTTCGGCGCGTACAGCACGTTGATGCGGGAGCGGTCGTTCGCATCCCGCTCCACGATGGTGGCCGCGGCAAAGCCGTCAGCGTCCTCCACCAGGCCCTCCGCCTCCATCGCCGCATACTGCGCCACCAGCTCGGCCTTGAAGCCCTTCGGCGTGACGATGGGCTGGCCGGGGCCGAAGCGCGTGCCATCGTCCGCCAGCTTGCTGCGGGCGAACTTGGTGGTGACCACGCTGCGCAGCCGGCGGATCACCTCCATCAGGGTGAACAGCGTCTCGGTGTCGAGATAGCTGTTATCGGCCTGACCGAAGCGGTTCTTCTGGTACGTCGTCACCATGCGCAGGATCATGGCGCTGCCGTCGGCGCCGAAGCTGGGCAAGGCGATGCCGGCGGAGAGCAGGCTCTGCTGCTGGCTGAAGGTGAAGCGGCTGCCCGCCGCCGGGGCCAGCACCCCGGCGATGCCGAGCGTCTGCAGCGGGCGGGCCGGATCGACGCGCAGCGACACGGCCGCGGCGGCCATAGCTGCCGCGGCCCATTCGTCCGGCGGGGTCGGGCTGGCATTCACGCCGAGGATGGTGGCGTGCTGGTCGTTGCGCGCGGCGCCGAAGGTCAGCAGGTTCGCGGCGGTGTCGGCCTTGGCGGAGAAAACATGGCCGTAAAGCTGGCGCGCGTAGCTCCAGCGCCCCGTGGTGTCGTTCATCACCGCGGCCACGGCGTCGAGCTGGCCGGTGGCGGTGTAGGGCATGGCGATGAAGTCGAAGGGCTCGTCGCCGAGCAGCGCCTCCAGGCCGGAGAGGTCCGGGTCGGTGGTGCCGCCGGACATGGCGGTGATGGTCAGCCCGACGCCGGCCGGCAGGGCCTCCCCGCCCGCGCTGCCCCGGTAGCTGTGCCGCACGTCGATGGCATTGCCGACCGCGCCCTTGTGGCGCGCCGTCAGGGTGACTACGGCGCTGGCGGCCGCGGCGGTGACCGGCAGGCGCGCATCGGCATTGACCGCCGCGGCGAGGGCCGTGGCGATCGCCGTCGCCGCCTGGCCGGAGGTGACGCCGACCAAGACCAGCCGGCCGCCGACATAGAGCGGGATGGTGCCCGCGGCGGTGGCCGGGCCGGTGACGGTGACGGTGCAGGTCGCGGCCACACCGGCGCCGGCATCCTGCAGCGGCAGGATCCAGACCTCGCCGATCGGGTCGTTGGCCCGGTAGGCGCGCATCATGCGGGCGATCATCGAGCCGGCGCCGCAGAGGCTAGCGACGTCCTCGGCCGAGGAGGCATAGCGCAGCGTTGCGGGCACCGAGGCGACCGTCGCCTGGCCGATCAGCAGCGTGCGCTGCACGGCCCGGGCGCTGTTCGCCATCGATGCGTCGAATTCGGCATAGAACAGCGGCACCCGCAGATCAGCGGGGATGGTGGAGAAGCCAATGGCCATGGCTCGGGGTCCTCAGCTCTGCGGGATGGTCAGGTGCAACTCGGCCTCGGCGCGGCCGTCCGGGCCGGACTCGCGCGGCGGGGCTGCGGGCGCCGGCCAGGGCGGCGTGGTGCCGTAGTTCCCGGCCGGGTCCGCGGGGTCGATGGCGTCGACGCGGACGCGGACACTGGTGAAGGGCGAGAGCCGCGCCTCGGCCGGCTCGAAGCCCTCGGTGAAGACCAGGTCGACGGCGTGGCCATCCTGGCCGACATGCCGCTCGCCCTGCCCTTCGATCTTCCGGCGCGTCTCCATCTCCCGGATGTCCTCGCAGACGGCGAGGAGCGAGCCCTCGCGGAACAGCGCCGCGTCGATCGCCTCGGAGATGGCGTCGAGCGTCGCCTCCACCTCGGCCTCGCTGCCACCTTCCGCGCGGGCGATGATCGTGGCGGTGAAGACCGTCTCGTAGGTCGGCACGGCGTTCGGGCCGGACTTCGACCGGCGGCGGCGATAGTCCAGGTACAGCAGGATGGCCGGCATCGGCTGGTAGCCGGCGTCGTTGCCCTCGCCCGGCACCGGCCAGGCACGCCCCGCATGGACGCGGCCCTGCGCCTGCGGCACGCCGTCGCTCAGGAGCTGCCACAGGAGATCCGCGAGATCGGCGCGGGTGGAGACGGTGGTCGCGCTCACTGCGGCATGCCTTCGCTGCGGGCGCCCAGGATCAGCAGGATCCCGCCGGCGCCGTCGGGCTGCACGTCGCTGACGCTGTAGCTCTCCAGCGTGCCGCCCGGCACGGCGGGCAGCACGTCCACGGCCTCGCCGTTCAGGATCTGCACCTGCACGCGGTCGCCCTGGCGCGGGGTGAAGCCGGCCGGCAGGGCGCCGCGCTGCAGGCCCAGCTGCACCTGATGGGTGGAGACCGGCGCATCCTGCGGATCCAGCCCGAGGTTGAGATGGACCCGGTCGAAGACGCCGGTGATGGTGAGCGGCTGCTCTTCCGCGCGGCGGAGCAGCACCGTCACGCCGAAGGCGGCCATGGCGGGGCCGAGCAGCAGGCCGCTGAAGTCGAGTGCCATGGCCGCCGATTCCTGCGCCGCTTACGCCCAGGCGCCGGTGGCGAGCTTGCCGCGCATCAGCACCTCGGGGCGGGAGCAGAGGAACAGCGGGTAGCTGTAGATCTCCTGCTTCCACCAGGCGTTGCGGTCCTTGTCGACGATGGGGATGATGTATTCCTTCTTCCCCATCGTGTTGATCCAGGGCGCGAACTCGGCCGGCGCCATCACTTCCTGGAAGACGTCGCCGGCGCCCTGCGGCACGAAGCGCACCTTGTCGGTGCCGACGGCCACCGTGGTGCCGTCGTCGGTGCCGCGGTAGTTCGTCCAGCTGATGCCGCCGAAATCCATGGCCCCGAAGGCATTGCCGCCGCGCAGTTCCTGCGCCGCCTGCCAGTTCAGGTAGGTCTTCTCGACGTCGGGATGCGTGGTCAGGGCGTCCCAGAACTCGTCACCGCAGATGGCGACCACGCGGCTGCGGGAGGTGAAGGAGCCTTTGCAGGCCCGGATCATCGCCCGGACGACGGCGTTGCAGGCCTTACGCAGCCTGCCCTCGAAGCCCGCGGTGCGGTCAGCGAGGTTGAAGTTGAGCTCGGCTGACTCGGCGATGCCGAACTCGGTGAAGTAGTTGTAGATGGTGCTCCCATCGGCATCGAGCACGATGCCCTGGATAGCGCCCAGGCGATGGCGCTCGCGCGTCAGCTCCAGGCTGTTCTGCAGGCCTGTGGGGCCGGAGAGCCGGCGCGCCACCTCGGCCTGGATCTGCATCAGCGCCGTCTCCTCGCCGAAGTCGCGCACGCCCTCGACCTCGGTGGCGTAGAGCGTGTCGGAGAGCGCCAGGCGCGTGGTGCGCAGGTCGCGGATCTTGCGCTTCTCGCCGGTGCGCTCCTGCGGCGGCGCGCCAAGCTCGCTGGTCTTGATGACCGTGAGCTGGCCGTCGCGCTCCTCCACCGCCACGGTGCGGGTGCGCACCGGCGTCGGCACGAACAGGCCGAGCTCGCCAAGGCCGACCGGCAGGTAGGGGTTGCGCTCCACATAGCGGGTCAGGCTGGTGGTGGAGAAGGCATCGCCACGGAAGATGTCGAGCATGGGTCAGGTCTCCGGCCCGCGCGCAGGGCGGCGGGTGGCTGAGGTGCTGCGCTTGCGCGCGGGGACGGGAGGAGGAACGGCAGGCGGCCGGAGGCCCCAGGCCGCCGACGGCGGGTTCAGCGCAGGATGATGCCCTGCAGCGCCAGCTGCGCCTTGGCCGCGGCCTTGGCCGCGGTCAGCGCGCCGCCG